ACTGGTTGCGTTAGCTTTGTAGTTCTGGATGACAAGTATTGTCATCGGAACTGTGGATGCTGGCGCGTTTGATTTTGTAAAGGCGTAGACACCAGCCCCGAATGTCCGTCCATGCAAACCATTGCTAGACGTGACAGTCGGTGATGTGCCAGTTAATACGCCTTTCTCGCCATTAACTGAGTTAATAACAAGTGGATTTTGCAGGTTTACAGCGACTACTAAATCACGACCTAGCCCAGTGGTTATTGTTCCTAGGGTTGTTTTAGGTTGTACGCTGCGCGTGTTCTTTTTTGGGAACATGGCGGTTAAGCGTTAGTGTAAGTTACTGCTCTATATGCAACGACGCAACCCGTGCCGAATGCCGCCCCACAATTATTTCGTATTACAACGCTGAATCCGTCGGGCATAGAACCGCCTACTAATTCGCTTAATCTAAAGTTTCTTTGAATGCGTTGGCTAGTTGTGATGTAAGGAATTGCTATAGGTCCATACATACTATTTGGATCTGTTATTGAAGCTGTACCCTCTGTGCCAGTTGGAAGAGTCGTTGTACTAAAGTTACCACCACAAATCCACGTCGTGCCGCCGTCGGTTGAAATCCAAGGCACGATGTAAACGTAAGCAGACTTGTCATTTGCTGGTGCGGTTGCTGCCGTGGACAAGTCCACAGTAATTTCATAATCAATCGCCAGCGCACTTAAATTGCTCACTCTAGCAGATTGCCAGCCCGCATAAGGGTCGGCTGTGTCAATGGCTAAAGATTGCAAATTGGTTACTGTTAATGCCGTGTAAGTGCCGTACGCTTGATTGACCGTTGTCATTACAATCCACCCCAAACGTCAGAAATTTCTTGCTGATAAATGTCGCCCTGAACAGTATAAATAACTGCAGATACTGTGCCAGTTTGAACCGCTGCATTTGCAAACATAAGTTCTAATTTTGATGATTGACGCGTGCAAGCTGTTAGTACATTAACGCCAGATACCCCTCCCGCGCTAACTAACGCGCCATTAGCACCAGACGGTAATGAAATAACGGAATCACGCAAACCAGCGCGAATACCAGCTTTTGACGCATCTAAGGTAACATCGCCGCTCAAGATATTTTGCAAATTCATTTGCTTAATGCCGATAGCTAAAGCGCGATTAGTAAAAATTACGGTGCTATCTGGTGAGTCAGTCTGCGTGTAAGATGTCCAACTAATGGAATCACGAATTGCCTTTATTGGCGTTTCAGTATTCCAACCAAGCGTTGCCTGCTTTGCGTTGTAATAATCAGCGATAAACTGATAATCCTCGTTAGCTATTGCTGTCGCCAATGGCTGTCCATTCTGTGATAAAGCGACTATATCGGTTCTGAGTGTTGCTCTTTGTGCTTGAGTTAACATAGATACTCCTATTTTTTAGTTCCGTCAGCTGCGTAATAAGTCCACACGCCACATTCATCAAAGATAACCCGTTCACCTGCTGTCAGTGTCCCGTACCATTGGTCATTACTGTTTGGTGTGGCAAACAAATAAATATGAACAACGGACGTATCAGATGCTGATTGATTTGATACAGTAACGTGCTTAATATTTCTGCTATTGCCAGAGCTTGGAGCTGAGACAATAGCCACGTCACCGCTGGTAATAGCTGCCGCCAGTGTGCCTTGGCTAGCGACAAACGCGCCTGTTGTTGCGTTTTGGTCGGTGTAAGATGAGCTATATCCAATCGTTGCCGATCCGCTAACTATTTCAAGCCTTAATGCCGTTGATGTGCCTGTTAGTAATAACATGACGTTATGCCAATCTTATTAATCCAGTGGACGCGTCGTTTGTTGGCATTGTCAGTGTAAAATTACCTGCGGTAATTGTTTGAGAGCCAAAAGTATACACGCCTACAGAATTTTTACCAGCCGCTGTGTCGTTGTAAATATTCAAAGCATCAAAAGCCGTTCCAAGAGTCAACGATGTCCATGCAATAGACGCAGACGGAGTCCAAAAGGCAGTTGTACCTGAGCTACTTGGTGCGGTAGCGTTAGTAATGGCTGCGCCACCAGCTGTATACCCTGTGCCAGACACTTCACTTGTTGCTGAATAAGCGGTTGTTCCAGCACCTAAAGAACCAGAGGCTAAATATAACGCGCCTTTAAATGAATCCTTGGTTGTCGCGCCACGAACTACGGTTGTACCGAATGCGTGTAAACCGTTTAGTAAATCTACCTTAAATGATGTTGATAAAGCTTGCGAGTTAGCCATTTTTTAATACCTTATAAAAGTGAACCGCTTTCGCTTGTAAATTCAAGCGGTTTTTTGCTGTAAACATGAGTTGATGATTTTACCAATTCATCTCCGTCAAAATACTGTTCGGTGAATGAGATGTAGTTTTCGTTATCGTCCCAGATTGTCTTATATTCGAGTGAATCAATAGGAACGTTGCCTTTTGATGTGTAGATTAATGGTACTTCTGTTGTCATGTAGTTCCGTCCTCGTTAAGTATAATGTCGCCCTTGATGTATTTTATAACATCTAAAGACGGCTCGATTAAATCTAGTTGATAAACTAGCTGGTCTTGTGTGATAGATGATGTGTTTGTTGCTGTTATGTGTGGCTGCAATCCATAGACACCTGTTTTAATAGTGTCTACTTCAATAATCTCATCTCCCCACATCTCCCCAGCTTTTACAGTAACAGAAACAGCACCAATTATGGTTATGCTTCCCGCTGTAACAGACAAATCAAACAATGGCGTAGCATCACTATAATCGACTTTTATCTGCATATTTGCGCCATAACCAGACAAGTTAACTGGCTCGTTGTCGCTATCTAGCACATAAAAAACAGGGCGAAACGTACCGCCTTTATCCATCTCAATGTTGACTACTTTTGCCAATATTTTAAGATTAAAAGCCATGTTAAGCCTTAAGCAAATTAGCTGCGACTGAGTATGTAATGCTGTTTGCGTTACCGTGCGTCATGACTACTCTAAAAATACTAGGTAAAAAATCATTAACTGCCACGTTAGCCGAAGCAGTAGCGGCTGGGAACACTTTTAAAACTGTTGTACCTGTTCCAGTTATCGCCGCGCCTGTTATCAAGTCGTAATACTTACCACTGGTAGGGTCTTTTGCCTGTATCTTAGGCACCACGCTAGGCGTAGACACAATGGCAGTAACATCAATAATCAAATGAATGCCGCGAGATAATAGGTTTTTAATATCGTCACCTGTTACCGTAGCGGTTCGCGCTGCCGATGCAAGGATAGGGAATGATTCATTGTATGTTGTCATTTGCTATAGCCTGTCATGTTCTCAAATTGGTGTTTTCTAACACTTGCTGATACTGGATTGCCGAATGCTTGATTAAAAAGTTCAAGGTGCTTCATAGATTGCCTCTGGTCTTTATTATCCAGCGCGTCGCTATCGACTACTTCATTACTGTAAGCTTCATAAACCACCCAGTGAATCAGTTTTTTATGATATTCAATTGGGATAATTGGCTCGTCGTTTAGTGACGTAAAGTCGTCAACTGGATAAATGTACGATTCAATAAAAACGCGTTGACCATCATCACTAGCGTCAGGTTTTGGCACAAATGTCAAAAGATTTCCACGCGCCATAAATGCGCGTGTATCGTCATCAGTAAATCCTGTTAACGTACGCCAGTTACGCGGTAGTTGTTCTTGTCTAACCTTGTCTATATCGCAATTATCCCACATTAAAGCAATAAGCTTCGTTATATTTGCTGGTAGCGTGTAATTTGCCCGACCGCTTCTTAACGTAATATATTGCCTATCGCTAAAGATAAAGTCTGTACGATTGCAAGCCTGACGCTGCGCCTCTGAAAAAGACCGTAAAAAAAAGGCATTATCCCAAGTCGTCTTTTGAAAAATAGCATCGTTTAAAAAGTCTTTTCTAGCGATACTTATCAGACTTGCAATGTCCATTAAGCTACACCAACCATGTTTAAAGTGCTAGTGGTATCAACTGACATATAAACAACCACCTCTAAACTGCCATTTAAAGCAGTTGAAAAAGCAATTGTCCCACGGTCGTCAGCACCAGCCGATGTTGAACCGACAACAACAGTCAAACCGCCACCATCTTGCACAGTACCAAGCCACGCCTGCATTAAATCAGAACGCTTGTTCAGCTTGACAGGCAAGCCTAGTTTTGTTCCTGTGCCAACTGTTACAGTTGAGCCAGAACCACTGGCTGGCGTAACCGATGTAATAGTTTTAAAAGCCTGCGCAGTGACAACTGGGGTTGCACCGTTGAGCGTTACGCTCTCTGTGATTGTCGCGCCGTAAATGTCTTTACCGACAATATTCAACACAGCATCAGCACCTACGCCACCGACCGCAGTGATATTGCGAGCAACGTCAGGCTGTCCAGCAATCGTGAACGCAGTTGTACCACTCACCGTTGTTGATGTGACAATTGAGTTAGCTGTGCCAAGTACAGGCGTACCTAATGATATTTTGGAGATAGGAGTAACCGTATAACCCGCAGTTGTACCCAGCGAGTCGTTCAGTGGCGCGTAATACGCGTCACCGAACATCAATGTTACCAATCTACCAAGTGATTGATAAATTGCCATGATTAAGACCCCATTGAGCCAAATACACAGCGTGGGTCGGCATGACCGAACGAGTAACGCTCACGACCAAACCCGTAATAACTGCCTGTATTTTCATCATTTTTTGTTTTAAACGTGAAAGGGGCGCGGGTGAAGTGTAAGAAACCTTTAGGCTGGTCAGTGTTAACAAACCAAGCATCAGGATCAATCAAATATGTTAGCACGATAGGAGCTTTACCAATCATGCCCAGTGTTTTGATAGCGTTGATGTCGTTGTTGTTTGTACCTGGTCTTAAATCAGATTGTAATAAACGAGCCGCTGCCCATGCACCCTCGGCAGGAATAATTAACTGCTTAGGTTTTAACATGATGCGGTTGCCACGGTCATCAACCGCCCGACGGATTGCAATATCAGCTTGTTGCAATGAAGACTCGCTTAATTGCATACCAGACATAAAATTGCTGAACGTATCGCCATTAGCTAACGGATGTGAAGCAGATAATAACGCTACGCCATCGCCGCCTTTGTATGGACGTGATGTTGATGTTGCGTTGTTAAAAATAGCCGCTGCACGGATAGCTTTAGTATGTCTAAATGCACGATTCAATTCGCGTGCTGCGTCTTGCGCCAAAGATTGATACTGATTGTCTTCGACTGCTTCCTGAGTGATTTCAAAACCCAACTTGTAAGTTAAATTTCTGAAAGTTTGCACCCATTCATCAGACATACTGTCCATAGGTGTAAAACCACCTTCGGAAGTTTGGAAAGCTGTACCCATGCCAGAACGAAGCAAAACTTCTTCTTTATTTTTGGTAGAGCTCCTCACTTCATAGATTGCTTCCCACTCTGGTGAGTAGTCGCGGTTTTCCTGACCAATGATGGCATTTAAACCGACCTGTAAGGAATGTTGCAAATTACCTGTGTTCGTAGCCATTAGATACCTCCCACGCCAGATACTACGCCTTTAAGAACGTGTTCTGCAAATACTACTTGAACCACGCGAGCATTATCACCTACGCGATTGCTCAATGCAGTCATTCTAAATGTTTTACCAGTTGTCGCAAGACTTGAAATATCTAGTGTAACTCCAGACTTGCCATTAACTGTACTGCCTGCGGCATAAGAAATGTCATATTGTGCGCCAATATTTGCCGCTGTCACATCGGCATTAGCCAAAATTTCAAACTTAGTGCTTGGATCGTCCCAAACTAAACCTGTGATGTCGGTTGGTGATGTTGGTGCGTCGTAGTTTGGAGAAACTACCATCTCACCCTTTGCGTTGTAATAAGTACAACCACAAAAAACACCAATTGGCACATCAGCCGCTGCACAAACAGCAATACTGCCATCAGTGAGTTGTTTTACCAAGTCCCCGTAATAAATAGCAGACGCACCAGAAGTAATTGCATACTCAGTGGTTGCTGTAGTTTCATCGGCACTAATATTGCCGATAGGTCGTAAACCGAAAGCCATTAGCTTTCTCCTTTAAATTAAATTAATCATCATCAATGTCAGCGACTCGCATTTTTTTGAAGCCCTCTGGCATTGCATTACTGAATTGTTGACCGACTGCCATCTCTTGACCGTCAACCTGTTGTCTAATATAGTCTTTATGCGCGTTGTGTATGCTTTCAGGTCTCATCATGAGAATCATGTCATGTGAGCCGACCACGCCTGTTTGACCTTGCCATTCTGTCGCGAGTAAAAACGAGACATCGCTATTTGCTTTTTCCGCTGCCGTTTTTAAATCGCTTAGTAAAACTGGTTTCCATCGTTCTGTTATTGCTCGCTGTACGTTCTGTGCGTAAGCCTGCCCCATTGCTGAGGTGGTTACCCACTTATAAACAAAACCATCAATTTTTGGCAATTTGTTTACATCGAACGGATTACCGCCGAATATTTCCGTATGAATAAAATCACGCGCGTCTTCATTTGTTTTTCTTTGTCCGCGCGTGTCCGCGCGATTAGTAGCTGTACTCATTATGCTGTCGCCTTTGCTTTAAGCCAATTGTCTTGGTGTACTTTGTTAGACGGGTCGAATCCCCACTCTTTCATCATTTCCATATCTTCACGCGTTATCTTTGCATTGCCTTGTGTGCTTTTATCAGCCGCTCCGCGTTCTTGGCTAGGCTGTTTTGTACGGTTCAAGTTTTTATCTAATAATTTCCACAAAATTGGGTCGTTGGCATCAATACCTTTTTCATCAACTAGCCGTTCAATGATTCGGTTAGCTTTGTCTGTGCGTTCCTTATCCTTGCCAATCCAACTTGCATTCTTTGTTTCATAATCAATCTGAGCTTGAGTTTTTTCAACTGGTTTTTGCTCTGGCTCTGACTCTGTTTTATTGGTTTTTACTGACGATGATTGCGTTTTTTCAATTAACTTTAAATCTAGCAATCTTTCATCAATATCGTTCAAAAGTTCGGCATCACCAGCTTTTAACGCGTCTAGGCGTGCATTTTTTAAAACAGCGATACGTTCAGTTGTGCTAGTTTTTGCAAGTTCTTCTGCTCTCGCTTCTGCCGCCGCGGCTCTTGCTTCTGCTGCTGCTCTGGCTTCCGCCTCGCTTTTTGCTTTCCACGTCAGTTCTTTTATCCGCTTATCAAAGCGCGTGGTTTTAGCTAATTTTGCAGGTTCTTTTAACAGCCCTTCTTCTTCGGAGCTGGCTTCATCGGTTGTTTCATTGGTGCTGGTTTCTTCGCCATTATCTTGCTCCTGTTCGTCTTCGTCATCTAGTTCATCAATAAGGTCGTCATCATATTGGTCGCTCATAATAACGCCTCAATGATTGATGTATCGGTAATAACACTAACAACGTTAGCATCTTTAATAAATCGCAAACTGTGGGTTTCGCCGTTGTAAGTAACGGTCAATCTTTCGCCATCGTGGCAACCGTACACAATCACATCGCCTGCTTTACACCAAGGCTGTGCATCGCCATCACGACCACCTCTAAATGATGGGTCGTCATAAGCTGAGCTGCCAACTGCCAAAACTTTGGCAATATTCCTAAAATGGTCTGCTGCTGCTAAGCTGTGCTGAGGCAAGGCAATACCACCCTCTGTTGTATCTCTCAATTTCACGGGTGCGATTAATACCCTCCAGCCTAAAGGCTTGGGTAATAATTCAAAAGGTACGCTGTCCGCTTCAAAATTTAAAGCCATGTAAATTCCTATCTCAAAAGTTTTTTTAATTCAATGTCAACTTCCCTAAAAGCTGACAACCGTCCTGTTAAGGTTCGATACTGCTCTATATTTGCACATCCGCCACTGGTTATCTTTAGCTCGTCGGTTTGACGTGTTGCTGATAATGTAGCGATTAAATCCTCAATCTTTTCTATCAGGTCTTCTATTTCCACGCAATTCTACTCCTGTCAACACATCATTGTAAATAATTTTCATTTTCTGGCGTATTTATGCCTAACTCTGGTGATGGTGGCGACTGTTCTGCCGTCATATCCGCATTTTCTGGCATCATCGGCTCTGGTATTTGCGCGTTAGGCGGGAATTGCGGATGAGTATTTTCCTCTACCTGCATAGGCTCAGTTTGCATTCCATCAGTTCCAGCACCAGCGTCATTAAAATCATACACGCTCTCATCTACATAACCAGCAATATCACCAAGCTCAGCCGCTAAAGGCATAATATCGGCATTGCTAACAGCCTGCGCCGCTGTCTGCACAAGACTGAATTGCGTGTCAGCGTTTGTGTTGGCTTTTTCTGCTACTGTTTTTGCCGTTTCTGC